AGAAGACGCAACGGAACAGCGTAGAAATCAAAGTATTCACGCAAACGGGTATAAGCAGAAGTCTCAACGGGCTGAGTACGGGTGAAATACTCAACGTTGAACTTGTACTTATCACCGGGCATAGAAATATCCCAATAAACCGGGAGAAGCTCACCAACTTTCGCAGTAAACGCGTTTTTACGTCCAATATCAAATCCAGAACGGTGAGGGTGATTCTGGAGATTGGACAGTCCAGTGTAAGAAGCCATAAAAAAATATTTGAAGATTAAACATCAGACTCTCAATAAGAAAAAATACCTTCCAAATCATTAACCCTCTTATGCTTGACCTTATCTCGACACTTCATCAATGCCGCAGCGGTCAAGCGACGAACAAGAGGGAGTTCATGGTAAGGAGTTTCCTTATTATCGGGAGGCCTGTTATAACGAAAAGAATAATTCCGAAGCTCAAATTCAACCAAATCCTTATCATCAGAATCTTCTAAGGTCTGGTAAAAATCTACAAGACGGTTATAGTCATAACGATTCCAAAAATCAACTATTTTCTCGGAGATGATGCGCAGGAACCTCTCTCGTCCAAAAAGGTCTCCTCCAGGAGTGCCGCTGGACCAGAAGAGCTCCGAGCATCCGTCTGTTGAATATGTTCTAACAAATTTCGAAATTCCGAGGAAAAATCGATAGACACGGGAGAGACGATGAGTAGTTTCCAAATCAGCACCATCGTACAAACGACATTCAGTAAGAATAAGAACATCGCTATGCGGTAAATCCGCTTTAGGAGAGAGTAAATTACTATATTCATTTGATTTTCCATAATTATCCACATAATTTAAATACTGCCTGCAAAAAGACAATATGCTTTGATTGGAAGACTTGTCAAAAGGATCACAACCTAAATCAGCGCATCCGCTACGAATGACTCGTGAGGGCGCCGTGAACGCAGCAAAAAGTAACTGGTAAACGTTCGGTGGAGATTTACGAACAGAGTCCGAAAATCGGGGGAATAGTCGAAGGATATACGGCCAAGAAGGTTTAACCACGCGAAATTTGCCATTGCGTTCAACGACAACTCCATTAAGACACTTATCGGCAGCTTTGTCAACTTCGGCAATTCGTACCTCTCGAGGAAAGAGATTTGATTCTGTAAATCCAATGGAATGGAAGGATTTAGGTCGCACCACTTTTGGCATTTGAGTATAAAAGTCGGGTAAAGCGACAAAACTGTTAAGATACGACGCAACATACAGTGCTGCGTATCCTCGCGAGAGTGACGTATCACAACGACCGTAAGACCAAGCCTTAGGTACATTTTCACAAATAGTTTCCGAGAATCGTTCGGAATTGGATAGCAATAGCAGATGCCAATGCGGGCGGAAACTGGTAGGTCCGTATTCTGATACAGCGTAGTAACGTAATTTTTCATCCGGGTAGTAACTTCTTAAACGTTTCAAAAATAAATCAAGGTCTCTATTACAAATATAAGGAATTCTATTCGGGACGTTATGATTGACCTTTTCAAGAATAGAAAGGATATCCTTAGATTTCATAGGATAAGTAAACTTAACTTCGGGGTCCTTGAAGGTCCGCTCAACCGTAGAAGTCTTCAATTTAACAGAAGCGGTACGAGGAACACTGCGAAAACCAAAAAGATAAGTATTAGGGTCACCAGCATCCAAGTCATTGATATCGGGAACACAGGGTACATCAGCAATATCATCCGAACAAGTTTCAATAACCGAAACCTCCAAAGTAGGAAGGAAACAAGGAGCATAAGTGAGAGTAACAAAATACGCATAACGGAATTGGGCAGAATAAGAAGTGAGAAGGTTTGTCTGAATAGCAGAACGACGGAGAAGACAAGAAGGGCAAGAGCCGCAAGGGACAACAACGGACTCACGCGTATACTTGTTGACAACCGTACGAGGGTGCTGACAACGAGTCAATAACTTATTCTGCAATTCCTTTGTAATCATTTTCTATTAGTAAAATCAAGTTCCATTTGGCGAGGTCTACGAACACGTGCAAAAGAAACATGAACAAACGTACGATATTTTATAAGCTGGTCAAAGGCAAAAGGAGAGCTCTTAACCAGCGAGATAAAATCATCAACAGAAAGACCGACGGGCTTCAAGTCAATAGCATCACCAGTCAAATGTTGCGAATTAGGAGACCCTTTACAGGCATCGTTCTGTTCTTTGGTACGAAGAGCGGAAGTAACGGTAAAATGAACATTCCGAAACAGAAGCCATGCAACAAATTTCATTAACGTGGGATTCATGACTTACGAAAATATTTGAGCAATAGACGTAAGGAGACTAACAGCAGCTGCAATAACTGCAGCCCAGATTTTAGACTTAGTTTCATTTTTCATCGGGAATAGCTTTAAAAGTTGAACAATTAGAAACAATAAGAACACAGTCCGGAGCCACGTAAGAAGTGACGAACTCGGAAATGCTCTCAACAGGTACAAGAATGGTCTCATTCTGGTTAGGATTCGTCTTTGACTGAACAGAACACAAGTAATACTTTTCCATAAAATTTAAAATTTAAATTATACATTGATTTTTAAGACATCACAAAGATATAAATAAAAGTTTGAGAAACACAAATAACGCAGTGTATTATTAACATAAATAAACAATAAGCTATGCGGGTGGCAGGCTGGTCTGTGAGTTTGCGTTATTTAGACAAGGGGAGACTGAAAGCTATGAGGTAAATAGCTTTCCCTTCGGGCAAACTCATGTAGGCTTCGCAAAAACAAATTTTAGGGGTATAGCAGCGACGGAAGAGAAGAGCTCTCCGGGAGATTGCTTACGCGTTGCGGGCATCAAGCTTCCGGGAAGGCAGTACTATAGCCTGGCGGCTCCGATTTCAGTCCTAACGTCCCGAAATTCGGCAGGTGTATAACCACGCTACGCGCGGTTGCCGGAAGTTACTCCAAACAGCAAAACCCGACGCGTATCACTACGAGCCGGGTAAACACACAACAAAAAAGTACTACCAGGGCAGAAAGTTACCTATAGTATTACCGATAGAAGTACCATAATGAACAGCCTTATCAGCGTCATAATACTTGTATTTCTTGCCTTCATTACGAGAACGGTACCAGTCCTCAATACTACGAGAACGAGCACGCTCACGATTGAATTTAGCAGCTTCTGACTCAAATTCAGCATTTGAATGATTAGAGGCATTAGAAGCACGAATCAAAGAGTCGGCAGTAGCTTCAGCGACCTTATTGCTGACATTCTGACCTTTAGCACGGGCATAAGTAAGAACTTCATCAGCAAGAACTTTCTTGGCCTGGTTATAGTTCAAATGACCGTGAGACATCTGATTATAATATTCAGAAGCCTTAACATTCAAATCAGCCTGCTGCTGTTGGTCAAGATACTTGTTGAGAACGGTCTTGGTTTCAGCATCAAGCAACTGGGAAGTACCCTGTGCCTGGAGAAGACGTCCGGCAAAAGCCATATTATCAAGTTCCTGCATTTCCTTGGAATAACCAAGACGGGCACGAGCCAAACCGGTGGCCTTCAAATACTCACGGGTTTCCTTGGTCATCTTAGACCAGTCAACATTGGAGAGAGCCTGCATAGCCTGGGCATCCGCAAGATTCTTTTGTCCCTGTAATTGTGAAACCTGGGCTTGCTGAACCTGGGACTGAAATACAGAACCGACAGCCTGTTGAAGACCGGAAAAATCTGCCTGGAAGGGCTGCATGACGGCAGCACCGGAAGAAGAGGCAGCAGCACCGGAGCCGACAGACTGAGCAGTACCGACAGAACCACCGTTCAACATCGAATAGGGGTTTAAACCAGAATCCTCAATACGTTGGCGTAGCGCGGAGGGACTATTATATGCATTCATCTTATTCCACATACGTTCCTGGAAATCGCGCTGCTGCATTGCCATACGTTCATTGAACTGATTGTTCATCTGGTTAATCTTATAATTCATCCGGTTAGTCTCAATAACATTTTGTCTATTCTGAGAATTCTGAATCATAGAAGAACCAGCGCCTAAAAGGCCACCAGCAAGTGAACCGAAAAAACCCATCATTCAGAGGAAGCAGCACCGGCAGCAGCAGTACCGGCAGCAGCAGCACCGGCAGCAGCAGCAGCCGCCTTTTCTGCTTCTTGTTTAGAGGTTTCAGCATCAATTAATTCCTGAGCCTGGGACTCAAGATTCTCAGCATAAGCCGACAATTCCTTAGACCAGGCAATAATCTCAGAAGGAGCCTGGATATGCCGGGAGCGAACCGTCGCCAAAAGGTCATCATCAGACATGTTGTCCATAATCTGCTGGATCTGGGAAGAAGACCGACTGCCTTGTCCAAACTTGGAGGCAACAGCAAGACCGGCACGGGAAGCCAAATCCTTGGTATGAAGAATCAGACGAATATCAGAAGTATAACGAATCGGACAATTCTCTTCGTTATCGTAAATTTCAACACGAAGCTGTTCGGTAGAATCAAATTCGGGAGCAACCGCAAAAGCATCCGGCTCAACATTGGGAACAAGACCGGAACCTTGTTCCAGACTGTTCAAACAATTAAATTTTCCAATCATAATTAAAACAAGATTTAGTAAGGTACACCATCACGAGACAAATTACGGGCAACATAGCAACCGATATAAGAATTAACCAATAACTGGTCAGTATCCCAAGTAGAATTGGCATTCACACCAAAAATAGGATCAAGAACAGAAGGATTAACCTTGAAGAACTTATAATTCAAGGCAACCTTGGTTGTCGAATCGGGAGTAGAACCGCCAAACCGAGCCCAACCGGAAAGCAAAGACTCAGTGACAGGAGAAACCCAAGACTTAAGAGTCGTGGTAAACGCACCGTTAACAACATCAAGCTTAGTCTTCCAATTAAAATATCGAGGACAATAACCAGCATTAAACAAATTGAAAGCAGTAGCAAGCGAAGAGTTGAATATCTGAGTCATAGGAAGAACTTCCATACCGATATTATCAAACTCCGGAATCGGGAGGGACTCGGCATCAGTAACAAGCAACTGGCCATCCTGTCCGGTAAGTACATAGTCAAGCAAAGGAACGGCATGATAGATACACATAACGACACAATGTTCATCAGTCGTATAAGTAAACGAACCGTTACCGGCACCAACACCTTTACCGGCAATAACAGCAGTATCATTTTCAGCAGCAAGGTTATTATTCACAACCTCACTGATATCAAGGTTGCGAGAAATACCGCCGATATAGGTACACATATTGGAAAGAGCCTGGGGCAAGTTCACACCGAAGTGTTTACGAATCTGCTCACGATAGTCGGAATCACCGGACTGGCTGATTTCCTTCCAACGCTGAAGGGCCTCAGCTTGACGAAGGGCAAGGACAGTAAATTGGCTCCGCAAATTAGAAAGGTCAACTTGAAGAGTAGAACCGGAAAGAATAATATTAGTAGGAGAAGCGTCTTTGGCCGAGAAAGATATCGGAGTAAGAGAAGCATTGTAAGAACCCGAAGTCATAACTTCAGAAGAAGCCTTACCGCTTGGACTCTTTAAAAATACAGAAGAAGAAAGAGGGCCTTCAGTATTTGAAATATCAATTACAGCAACATCTCCGAACTGAGAATTCGGAAGAACACCCATCAGCATATCCTTGTTCCAGTTGCAATACTTGAGGTCAAACATTGTGTCGGATTTCCAATA